ATTTCAATCTTTTCTCCAGATGTTAAAGCTCTATTACCTCCTCCACCATTAGCACTAGCAGTTAATGTAATAGTTCCATTACTTGTATTAACTGTATAGTTAGTCCAAGCTGAATTTATATCTGTTCCAGACCAACTAGAACCATTATAAAAGTAAACTCTTATTTGAGTTTCAGGAGTAGCGTTACTTATTGCTGGTTGAAAATTACCAATATTAAAAGTTACATTATTCGTGTTACCTGAAGACCCATCACCATGAGCATAAATATGTCTAAACGCAGCTTGATTATTCCTTAAAATATATAAACCATTACCAATCTGATTAATATAATCATAGTGAGATGCTCCCTCATCTCTCATCTGATCACCACCTTCAAATATAGCTGTTCTTAAATTACCTAATATACTTTCAGGTGTTACGACTGTTTTAGTATCAAATGGGGTTGGTTCAGGTCTAGCTAAAGATAGATTTGCTTGTACTTTAGAAGTGCTAATTTCTTTTATCGTTATATCATATCTTCCATTCTTCATCCATACTTGAACAGTATCTCCTACTTGCCAACCAGATCCACCATTTAGTAGATCAAAAGTAGTTGTATATCTACAAACATATTTAGGTTCAGCAGCTTGACTTTCAGGTACAGCTTGTCCAGTTGTAGTTATTCTAAAAAATAGTTCTTTTCTATCTGCAGCAGTACCTGTATTACCACTACCAAGATTAACAGTATAAGTAACTGATGTTTTACTATTTATATCAGCTGGATCTATAGCTCCACCATGTGAAACTTTAAATATCCTTGTATCTACATTTGGACAATAACTATCATGATTTCTTCCTAAGTCATCAAAACTAACTTTAGAATCACAAGGTAAAGTATATGAGCCACCAGTGTTATTAGTTACATATCCACTAGCATGTGTCACTCCAGGTTTAAAACCAGGTTGAGGTAAAGCACTTCTATCAAGTTCTGTAAATCCTCCACTTGGTGCTGCTCTACAACTATTACCTGAATCAACAGCTCTCTTTACGTCTATTCGTGTTGCAGTGGTGACAGTAGTTGGAATTGTATTATCAAATAAGTTAACTGAATACTGATTTGCATAAGCTACTTTCTTTAACTCAATAAAAGCCTCTGGAGCTTTAGCAGCTGTAGTAGCTGATGACATAGCTACAGGCTTATTTCTATTCAGTAGAAAGGTTGTATCGTTTGAAGTTAATGTTTGAATATCTGAATCGATAGGTATAGAAGATCCTGAAGCTGCAGTTTTTAAGTAGTTCTTTATATCAGTTTCTTTACCTGCTTCATATGTAATTTTACCATTAGCTTGTGTATATTCAGTACCATCACTACACTTCCACATCTTTAAGGCACCAGTGCTTAACTGGATCTGACCTATATATTGTTCAGCTTCATCCCTGTAGTAATGGAACCATTTTAGATTCCCACTATCAACAGTTAAACCACTACCAATTAACTGACCACCTGGTCTCTTCAACAAACCACGAGTTACATCAGGTAAGACGTTCTTAGCTTTATTAACTTGTCCAGGTAGCTTTAATTCGTCAGGTTGTTGTGATACACCACCTGTGTAATTTGGTATTTGTTGAGTAATACTTGTCATCTTTGCAAGACGGTATAAGGTTTATAAGTTCTATATGTAGTTTCATGTGGGAATCCCATGAAGTTATGATCTCCCTGATTACATTCATACTCCATACATGAAGCTCTTGTTTGTGCTTCTTGTTGTTGTAATAAAGCTACTAGTTGTGGATTACTTACTAGCTGTGTAGCAGCTCTGGTAGAGGCTTTAGCGATGATATATCTCTGGAATACTGAAGGTATATCAGTGAATTCTAAGAGCCATACAAAGTCCATATAGACGTCTTCTGTGAACTCATCTGTATGGTTTACCTTGTCGTATAATCTTCCATTCCTTTTTACAACATCTTTATATTTATCTAAATACTCTTCATGTATATCTACTCTTAAAGCATTAGTTGGAATGGTTATATATTTAGTAGTTGTATCTCTATAAGCATCGCTTTTTATATGGTGTTCAGTATTAAAGTGCCAGCCTTCATTCTGTACTTCTCTATTACACTCCTTTAAAAAGTTATATATAAAAGCTATCTCTGGGTTTGCATAAGTAACAGTACCATCAGATGTTACTCCAAGAGTTGTTACTGGAGACTGACCTATGCTCCCTAGTATTGAATTAACTGCGGAGAGTTCTGTCTCGATATCAATTGTAGTCGGCATAGTTTGTTATATGAATAAAAAAAAAGGGAGACCGAAGCCTCCCATATATAAAACTTAGAATGCAGCGTTACCTGAAGAACCTGCAGCAGCACCTGCTACTAATTCAACAGCACAAGCTGGATTGAGGTAGTCAGCACCCATTGCCAAACGACCAAGAATAACATCACCCTGATAAATCACGGATACGTCACCACTGGTTACTTGGACAGAAGGACCAATTGCTTCAACACAACCTGCAGCTTCTTTCTGGAAGATCAAACCACAAGAGTTAGCGAATTCTGTTTCTTCACCGTACTCGTTATTAATTCCAGTTACGTCATTTGCAGCATCTTCTACAGCAGCTTCTACGAAAGAACCTACATTACCAGGAGAAGTTACTCCAGGGTTTGTAGCTGATGCAGAACCATACTTAGTACCATACTTACTCATGAACGGAATGTTCATTGACTTGTAGATCTTGATACCAGCTATCTCAATGATGCCGTTACCAGATTGTAAAGCAGTACCTTGTACGTCTCTGTTTACAAGACCATTAGATCCTACAGCTTGAATTAGCTCGTAGTACTGTCTTGGGTTAAGAACACCTACACGACCATCAGAGCTAACGCCCTTCTCGTCTAGTGCAGCTGCAGCGTCATAGAACGCATTGATTAGAGAAGCAGCAACGTAAGCATCAGATCCTTGGTTGTTAGTACCAACACGAATCTGAGTACCACCTGGCTCAACAAAGTTAGCCTTAGTGATAGGTGATGCGGCTCTAGCCCCACGTGTGATAGCTCTAAAGATTAGACGGTCATACTTCTCTGCGAGTGCGTAACCAATCTTCTTAGAGATCTCTCCACGAAGCTCATAATGAGCAAGTGTCTCGTCTAGCTCGTAAACAAAAGCTGAACTGATGAGCAAGTCATCAACAGTTATTGTTTTCTCAGCTATTGGAGGTGCACCTTGGTCATTACCAAGTATGCTTTGACCTGGAGTATGATACTCAGCTGTTGTTCTACCTGTGTAGATGAATTGAAGAGACTTACCGTTCTTTAGGGTTCTCTTCATGATTAGATCCCTAGCAATTGTATTGTTTTGGAATCCTTTGAACATCTCACCTGAGAATAATTTCAGGTAAAGACCTCTTTTATCGCCAGCACCGTTAGCCTGACCTAGTTGAGTCAGCTGTGCTGGATTGACGTTCGACTGATGATCGAACGAACCTGGATATGCCATTTATCTATATTTAAAAATGTTTGAAGGTATAAATCATCATCGTGCACAATTTTAATTCGAAGTTTTGTGGTCTATCCCACCGTCTAGACGGCTAATAGGTATCCTGCGTACAGGGCTAAGAGCCAAATTACAGAGAGGTCCGACACTGAGGTGC